ATGGCATATCTTCTACCTAAACTATTAACAAAGTGATGAAGACCTCTACCTGCACCTGTTAACTCATTTTCGTTTAAAGTTCCTAATTGGTTCCAACCACCTATTTTTTCTGGAATACCATACCTAAATCGAACATTATCACAATCAATCCATTGGCCCTCTGCTTGGGTTGCTGTNANTTGTTTATTNATACCTGGCTGAAATCCTATTTTCTGTAACATATAAAAACCTGTTTATGTCGTGTTATAGCAGATTTTNCGCTATTTCAATAGAAATGATTTACCGTTACACCGACGGTACATCAAGGAAAATCTTTTCTTTAAACCAAGAAGGNAGACCTAAATGTCTACGTTTATCAAACATATTATGTTTAGCTCCTGGTGTTTTGACGTTGTTGTAATGTAAAAATACTTGATAACAAACTTNACCTTGAAAAGGTTTTCTCCAATGTTCTAAATCNCACCCTCTGTATACTAACATATCTCCTGGTTTTAAATTTACTTTAATACCTTTCTTACCTACTTCTCCAGATGGTTCTAAATATATTGGCCAATCATCACCACCAAGATTCATAGTAGTAGATATTTCACAACTAAATCTATCTTTGTGTCGTTTTAATTCATCACCTTTTTTATAGATCCGTGCATAAGTATATGCAGGATACAANTTTAATTNTGTTGCTTTNTCCATCTCAGGTTGACATTTAAGCAACAAAGTTTCCATAGCAACGTCAGAATAATGACAATAAGTATTTGGTATTTGATCATTGTCATTTTCATAATGACCATACATCATTTCAAAAGGTGATATATATCTTGTTTCTCTACAAGTGTCGTAGACTTGTTTTTTCATTGCAAAATAATTAGATAAATATTCTGCTAAATCTTTTGAAATAGCTTGTTTAATAATTGTATATTTATTTTTTTTAAAACTCATAATTTATATTTAAAGTAATTCTATAATTTTGATTTGTACAAGTAGTGCTAGANTGTTCTAATGAACCATCAAATATTACAGCTCTATTATCTTTTGATTTAACCTTTCTATTTTTAAACAAAGTATATCCATTATTATCATTAAAATAAAATAAAACAACCATGTGTTTATCTTTTCTATCTGTATGAAAACCATGCACAAGTTGTTTATCTGTTTTTGGATAAAGNTTTACTCTTGCTCTTAATAGTTTTTTAATTTNTAATTTATTTACAAAAGGCTCTATTATGTGTGGATACCAGTCACTATTAACACCGCAGTCTTCTTTAAAAAAAGTATGAAGCATAAAGAAATCATCATTCTTTGCATCAGTGACTCCGTGTAATAAATACCAACTAAAATCTGGGTGAATGATTAAATTTTTCATTTTATTATACTGATCTTTTTTAAAAAAATTATCTACCACTTTAAACATAATTAAAATTTATCACCATTCTATTATTACAATCAGTAGAGTTAGTGCCATAGTGAGGTTCGTCAGCATCAAAGAAAACCATTCTATTGCTTTTACTTTCTACTTTCTTATCACCTATCATTGTATAACCATTGTTATCATTTAAATAATATATAGCTGTCTTACATTTAAAAAATTGATCTTTGTGTTCATCAAATTTAATTAACTCATTAGATATAGGATTTAAATTAGCTTTTATTCTAATTAANGATANTGGTTTTAANTTATCNATNAAAGGACTCAAACGATCATANTAATTAGAATTAATACTATGNTTCTTATAAAATATATGNACAAATTGATAATCAAATAATTTATNTTTTTTTGTTACTTTGCCTTTTAAAAAGAACCATGGAAAATTATCAGATTCCATCATCAATCTTAAATCAACNCTTTTTTCAGCATCTATATAATTGTCTTCTATTTTAAATGGCATTTCCACTCACTATTAATCGATTGTTATTTTTATTTGGTCTTACTTCATGTGGAATAAAACCAGGAAATATAATTAATTTGCCTGGCACAAAATTAATTTTAATTGATTGATTTGTATCTACCATTGGAAATCCTACGTCATAAAAATAAAGAGGAGAAGAATTTTTGTCNCCTTGTATAAACCAAACAAAAGATTTTGTTTTTACATCATGAGTGTGTAACGAGTGNTAATTATTTTTTAAATATTTTTGCACCCAACTATCTTTTAAAGTTAATTTATATTTTTCAAAAANTTTATTTAATTTATTTTTTAAAAAATNATNGAACGATTTATTTTTATCATAGTAAGAAGTAAGATTCATATCTGGTATATTATCGTCCTTTTTTAATTTTATTTTATTTATTTGTTTTAAACTTTCTTTATCTACCTCTACAAACTCTTCAATTATTGAATAAACAAAAGAATGTTTAGGCATCTTTTGCCATCATCTTTGGTATTGCTTGTATGTTCCAATGTATAAATCTAAAAGGTGATTTACCAAAGTCTACTGCAAATTCATGTTCAAGATATCCAGGAAATATCATTATGGTTCCCGGAGTAGGTTTAAAATGTATTAATTCATTTCCGTGTGCTAAACCATTATTAGGTTTCATAATTAATTTAGTAGCACGTGCTCCTGTTCTTGGTTCGTGAAATATTGGGTATGATGTATTTTCATTACATTTTAAAAAATAAAAACCTGATACGTGTTGATTCCAATGCACGTGTGCTGAATGATGACCACCACCTTTTTTAGCAAACTCTTGAACCCACATTTCAGAAAAAATAGTGGTGTATCGTTGCATATCAAAACCACACCAATCTAAAAAATCCCAAGATTTTTGACCAACGTAATTTCTTAAATCAATAAAATCGTTGTCATCTAAAAGAGGAGTTGAATGATAAGATCTACCAAAATCTCCATTCTTTTTTATAAATTCTTTTTCTCTTTTTTTAGATGCATTAATATATTTATCCGATGCTTTATTTAAACTTTTTATAAACTCTGGTTTTTCTTCAACCCATATTGGAGTTTTAAATAGTTCTTCTATTTTCATATTATTTAAATGGATACCCAAGACACCACATGACTAATGAATATCGTGTTCCTTTTCTTACTGGTTTAACTCTATGCCACACAAAAGATGGAAATACGATAATTGATCCTTTTGAAAGTATTTCTTTTGCTTGTNTTAAATGTTTAGATTCATCTCTTAANGGNGGATCATAATTTCTAAAATCAAATTCTAACTCACCACCTTCATATTCAGACCCATCTGTTAANTGAAGAGTCATAGACAATTTTCTTATTTTACCATTTTGATTTTTATTATNTTTTATATCATAAGGTTTGTTNTAACTATCACAATGCCAATCGTAATANTGATTAAGTTTATATTTAGTAAATTGAAGTGGCTCAGACCAATCCCATTCAAAGTTCCAACCTGCGTTTTTGTTTGCTATACTTACATAAGGTTGAATTTCTTTATATATCCAAGTATCATCTAACCATGTTACATCAGAGTGTCTTCTTCTTTTAAGAATTGCCATTTCATCTTTAGTTAATTTTTTATCTTGAAAACCACCTGTTCTAGCCAAAACTTCTTTTTGAGATAATCCATATTTAACTATATCATCACATAATCGTGAAGGAATAGCTGATTTAAAATACCAATAATAATCGTGTAAATTCATTATACGTATTCGTAAGTTATAGTTTGAACAAAATTTAATGTGTCTTCTTGTTTATTATTAATAATATACATATTGTTTGAAGGGAATAAAATAAAATGATTATTTTTAAGTTCCATATCATNACTTCTACCTTTTCTTCTATTATTATCGTAATACACTCTAACATGANAATTAATCGTACCTANTCCATATAACAAAGTATAATCAGGAGAATTTTTTAAATCTACAAGATTTACGTTTAATAAAGGGTCAGTTTTTTCATTGGGTGAAAACATGTCAAACCAAGTATCTTTATTAACTAAATTTATATTATAGTTAAGTCTAATATGTTCTATGATATATTTATTTAATTGATCAAAACTTTTTGAAAATTTAATTTTTTCGTTTTTTAATAAAGAAGAAAAACCAGATAAAATTAAATCAAATCGATTAATGTCAAAACCTTTAGGCATTTTAACTTCACCAAAATATATTTCTTGTTCACTTAATACTTTCTTTTGCATATCTATATATGTTTTNAAAACTTATATATTACGCGTTTCTATCTGTCAATACCCAACCAGTTGNGTTGTCTGCTTGGTAAGCATCTTCATCCCAAACATACTCCCAACTATTCTCAGTAGAATTTTGTTGTTCTTCAGTTAATGCAGGTGCCTCTCCTAGTGGTGATATCCACATAGCGTTAGCTATNTCTTTTGTAAATGATGGAAAAGGTTGTGGTGGCCAAAAAATTTGATTTTCTTCGTCCCAAGTAAAACCTATACCAGCATAATTTCCTCTGTAAGGTGTTCCACCTAATTTATGTTTATTCATCATGGTGTTATAAGAAGTTTTTTTCCAAAGTTGTTGTGGCCAACCATGACATTTTTCTAGCCAGTATTGACCTTCAGCTTCAGTTTCAACACCATCTTTATTTGTGCAGTGCTCATCGGCAACAACGTCTACCGTTAAAACTTTATTATCTTCTGTTATTTTTGCAAAGTGTGCCATAATTAATTTTGAAATTTATACCTTATTACTACTATTCCACTACCACCAGCGTTTCCTGATGTTCCTCCGACAGGTAGTCCTACTCCTCCTCCTGCTCCTCCAGAATTAGCAGTTCCTGCTACTCCTTGTTTTGGTCCACTTCCACCTGGGTGTCTATCTCCACCTCGGCCTCCGCCGCCTTTTCCACCAGGTCCTCCAGGTGTTGCGGGTTGGTCAGTTCCTCCTCCACCTCCTCCTGAATAGAAGAAAGTTGAACATGCAGGAACACCAAAAGCAGATGGTGCAATTGTTGATGAAGTTCCAGCTCCGCCTGCGTGTGATCCAGGTCCCGTNCCTGCTGCGGCTGCTCCACCGCCTCCACCGCCTGNGTGAGGGCCTCCAACACCACCAGGATTTCCTTGTGATGGACTAACTGGGGGTGTGTTTCCTAAACCNAATCCACTAGCTCCATAACCAGATCCACCNCCAGAACCACCAGGATTCTGAGCTCCTCCTCCAGGTGATGGAGAACCAGTGTGTGGATTTCCACCGGCTCCTCCGCCAGTAGATGTTATTGTACTAAAAACTGAATTTCCGCCTCTAAATGAAATTGTAGGTGATGGAGTAAAACCTACTCCTCCAGCTCCAACCGTTACCGGAAGAGTTCCTACACCAATGTCTTCTAAAGACGCACAAGTTGCAATTGGAGATGCTGTCCAAAGTGGAGTTGTAGCTGGATCTTGAGATTCTCTATAACCTCCGGCACCTCCGCCGCCTCCTGTTCCAGGGCCTCCGGCTCCTCCACCAGCGATTACTAAATAATCAACTTTTTTATTACCAGCTGAACTACCTTGTGATGTTACACAAAGGTTTCCATCTCCTGTGAATACGTGAATTTTATAATCACCTACGGTAAATGTAGAATTACCTCCGGTTGCTTCAACATAAGCAGGGCCTCCGCCTCCTGATCCAAAGCCTAATATTCTATATCCAAAACTTGACATTTATTCTCCTTATGCGTCGTTAGCAGCATCAGTAGTGAAGAATAATTTAATTCCAAGTAATCTAGCATCAGCATTTAAATCATCTGCTGATACATCTCTTGATATTTGAAAGAACACCTGTTCATCTGTGCTAGGTGAACCTGCAATAGTTACTGCTCCACTTTCTGCCGCTACATCTAAATCGTTTGATGTTCCACTATGTGCTTTAGCCGTTGCAACAACTTGTGTTCCAAAAGCTGTGTTACAAGAATCATTGTCAGCGATCGCCACACCTGATAATCCCCATGCAGTTGTACCTGTATCTGTGGATGTCGCTGTGAAAAAAGCTTGAAAAGTTACTGTTCCTGCATTCCATGATTTAGGAAATGCAACAGAAAATTGTGCAAACTCATCAGAAGATTTATCAAAATCTAAAACT